ATTGTGCGTTGTGTCTCGGCTTGTTGTTTGAATTGCTCAACGTCCATGCGGCTCTGTAGCATCATGTCTCTAGCCTGAACCGCCTGTGTAAGTTCCTGAATCTGCTTCTGTGACATAGCCAGCTGCATTTGAACCTGGGGAGGAATCTTGGACTTGTCGTCAATCTGAGCCATTGGGTTAGCAGCTGCCAAACGGTCAGCAATAATGTCAGCGCCAGGCCAATCCATGTTTCTAAACACCAAATCTCCCGCCACTTCCATAAGGCTAGGCGCAGCTGACAACAATGGCAGCATATTGTCCACGGCTTCTTGACGCTTACTGTTGTAGCCTGGGCCTGTTTCCATGACCACATCATATTGACCAACGCTAATGTCATTCAGCACTCGGCCCACAGAGTCCCGCTGATTGATCGTCAGCAATTCGGGCTTGCCATCGTCACCAATTATCCGCATCACACGTTCTGTGTCGTAAATCTTGGGGATTAAATCTAGGCAAATCTTGCCAACGTGAGCAATTGAACGGGTCAAATTGTCGTAATAGTCAAAGTTTGTCAGGTCAACTTGTTGTTGTTGACCGTTTAATGCTTTGCCTGAAATGTTGCCTTGACCAAGCTGTGCAGGGTCAAACACGCCCATGATTCCCTTAATGTCGTTGTCCACACCCATAGCCGCAGCCATGATGCCCGCTTGTGGCGGCTCGGGTTGCAGCCTTGTTGGGGGAGGCGCTGGGCGACCGTCAATGTCAGTCTGTTTGTATCGCAGAAGTGGGAAAGACTTAATATTGGCGTTTGTCCAATCGTTTTCGTGTCCCTCATCTTGGCCTTCAGCAAGCAGCCATTTGGCTTTGGGTGCTAATGCCACGCCTTCTGTGATGGAAGTCTGCCAAAAGTTATACATCCGCTGTGGGTCTTTGGCATAGCGAATCATGCCAAACTTTTTGCGCTTGTCACCAATGACAATGTGTCTGCCATAGACGGGGACAATGGGAATGTATTTGCCCGCCCAATCCCGTTCTTCCAAGACTTCAACCGCAGTCAATTTGCAGTATTTAATGGTTTTCTTGTAAGACTCACGGGTATCAACTACTTCAATGCCGTAATTAGCCAGGCGTGTAAAGAAATCTTTGTCATCAGCAAATGTTGCTGTGCCATCGCTCAAAAGGTACAGTTTTGCCTTTTCTTTGACGGTGTAGTAATACTCAGCCAGGCGAATATCCTCTTTGGTGATCCACTCTGATTGTGAGTCGCCCGTTCCACGTTGGGTAAAACTTGTGCCGCCATCTTCTGCGTCAGGGTACAACTTTCGGAATTCATCCTTACGCATCATTGTTGTAATCAAACAACGGTCAGCATCAGACCCGTCTGGTAGGACTGAATTGGGGTCAAAGTAAACGGTAAAGGGATTGTCTATGGCATCAATGTAGATTTCTTGATCAAACGAATCCTCTGAAATATAGTCAGTTCTGACCCGCATATAACCCCAACCCATGCGAACAGCGTATTCAAACGCATTGTCGTAAGCATGATCAGCGTTGGAGTTAACCTCAATGTGCCGAATAATCCCGCTAATGGTCTGTGCGTCAACCATGTCCTCATGCGTGTTTGTGGCATGAACCTTAATGCGGGGGCGCTGCTGTCTCTGCTGATTAGAGACTTGGCGGCAATAGTTGTCTACCTTGTTCACCACGATAACAGGGCGGGACTCAAGATTGCGGGAGTTTTGCAGCTCTACGGGCCATTGATCACCAGCGCCAAACTTCAGGTCATCTAATGCCTCTTGACGGTTCATTGTGTCTGCGTCATTGGCAAACTTGAGAAAGTCAATTGCTTCCTGAATTCGTGGATCGTAATCATCAGCCATGATGTTGCCCTAAGTGATTTGGAGTCATTTTAACTCATCCAAGAATGTTGACCACCATAATTTGCTATTGGTCTTGGCCTTCTGCGCTCTCTAGGCTCATTGACCATCAAACCAATATACCTAAACGCATCAGCGCCATGTGAATAATTGTCGTGCAAAGGCGTTCTGCTGAATTGCTTAGTGTCAGGGTCTACATCGTAACGGTAATGACGTAAGCATTGCAAGCCTTCGTGACAGTTCTCACGGTCAAACCAACAATTGATGAAGATTGTCCTGGCTGCATTGATTGAGTCAAGAATGGGCGTTTTGGGGATTATCTTGGTTTTGTAGCCCGCAGCCCTTACGATTTCCTCAATGCTTCTGCCATTGGCTGCAAGGGTTTTATTCTCAGCATCGTGTGGCAACCATAGCGTGTCGTACATATACCCAAACGTCTGCATCTTCGCCAGATAGTCGCTCATGGTCTGCTGATTGCCCTCAATGTAGCGAATCAAACGGGTTTCCATGCCTATAAACTGTAAGAACCAAATCGCTGTGGCATCAGACCACCCAAGGTCAAAAATAGCGTGAACAGGCTTAGTCGGGTCATAGTTGACCTTGGTGATGCGCCCATCCAACTCTGCCATTTGCATTTCTTTGGCAAAGATAGCCCCATCTACCGTCTGTCGGCATAAACCTTCCCAAACCACGTTATAAGCCTGTGGATCACGGTGTTTAAGCGCATCCTTCTCAAGTTTCAGCGTTTCGGGAAACCACGGGTTATCTGACCAATTGACCTTTTGAACTATGCAGTTCTCAGGGGGGTTTAGAACAAACCTTTGGTAAGTCTCGTCAGTTTCCAACTCAGGGTTGAACGTAATCCAAATCTCTGAATTTTCTTTGCGAATAGTAGGAATTAGCACGTTCCAAGACATGCGGCTTGTTGTCTGCGCTTCCTCTACCCAACACACATCAACGCCCTCATAGGACTTCACATTAGCAACATTGTTCTTTAGGCCGACAAAGCTAAACTCTGTGCCGTTCTTTGCCCTGATTGATGCCTGAGTAATTTCGTAAAAGCCTAAAAGCCCTAATGCCTCTATCTGATCACACAGTAGCTTGTGGACTGAATCTTTAATAGATGTTTGGAATTCACGGGCGCAAAGCACTCTAATCGGGGCTTGAGCGCCTTTGATCAGTAATGCCCTAGCAACCCCCCAAGACTTAGCCCCGCCTCGTCCACCGTACAGGACTTTGTAACGTGAGGGCTTAAACAAGCATTGCAGCTTTAACGGGAATTCCGCTTTGGCAATGGATTGGGCGACTTCACTCACTTGGCTTCACAAATGACACTTGAATGCCTGACAGAAGCGGTGCGCCATCAGCACCTGTGATTTCTTGTTTTACTTGCTCACGGTACTTTTTAGGGAATCGTGCAGCCATTGATCTTGACCAGATCGTAGCGTTCAGTCTCGGCCCGTCTTTAGTCTCAACCATGTAAGAATCGGCTTGATCTTCCCACCACGCTTGCTCATGTTGCTTGGCTTCCTCCAAGGCGTGCGAAAATTCCTCATGCGCTTCACGCCAATCGTACATTGTGCGTAGGGAAAACCCTAGCCTTGAAGCTATTTGTTCCACACTCTTGCCGATTTTGCCCAGGGCTATTACTTCGTCGCAAAACTTTGGATCGTATTTGGACGGTCTACCAACGGGGCGCTTTTCTTCGGTCATTTTTATACGTCTGTCACTTCTGTGGGTTCAGCTTGCTTATCAAGTTCAGCCAACCAATAATTGCAGTCTTGTAATGCACCGTTGATCATGTGTAATTGAACTTCTAGTTGTTTACCCTGAGTCATCAAGGTTTCAATTTGTTTGTTGATTGCTTCTTTGTTCATGTTAACAGTTCCAATTTTTAAGTGATGCTTTGGCCCGTTCAGCAGGGCCTTTTGAGTTCTTTACAACGCCTTCCATTCTGGCGCAGAAACTTGCTTTGCGTCCCTCATCCTTCTTTGTTTTGGGATTTGGGGCGGGCGGTTTCAGGTTAGCGTTGTTCTTTGCGTTGTACTCAGCACGGCCTTTGGCGGTCATTCCAGCGCCTTTATCTGTGGGGTTGTAGGTTTTACCCTTCCCAACAGTTTTATGCTCTATGGGCTTGTCGTGCTTTTTCATTTCTTTGCCGTTTTAGCAGATTGTTTAAAAGCAGCAGCTGTGGGTGCGCCCTTTGAGCCTACCGCCCTCATGCGCTCTACGGGCTTGCCTTCTGCCTTTTGGCGCTCGATACGTTCTTGCTTTTTGTGGATATTGGCATAAAGGCCAGGTTTACTTGCCATGATTATTCCTCCATTACAAAACAAACGTCTTGCCAACTCATCTTGAGTAAGCGCTCATCATTGTGTTTGATTTCCTCAAACTTTAGGTATTCGTCTTTGTATTCTTTGTGAAATGTGCCGAATGCGATCTTGTCGCCAACATTTAAACCCTCGGCCTGGGCTTCTGGGCCAACCGCCATAACTATTCCACGGCTTTCAGCTTCTGCCGATTGAAAATAAATTGTGCTTTGAATGCGTTGTTCAGGGCGAACAAGAATCTTGTCTTTCAATGGCTGCAAGTTCATTTAGCTTCCTTTGCTGGTCTGCCACGTTTCTTGGGTAAAAAAGCACCCGCCTCTAGGACGGGTGAAATCTCAACGGCAACTACTTGTGAGAACTCGCCACACCAATCGTTAGCGTGTTTATTTTGTAATGTTGGATAGCGTCTGCAACTACCCATAATCTGAGAGTCACGAAAAAACTTACAAAATTCGCATTTCTCGGTCATTTCGCTTCTCTAGCCAAAACTGCTTTGTTTAATCCCGCAGCCAGGCGTTCAGCAAAACCCTTGTTTTCTAAATCAAAGGTTCTGCCTTCTTTGTAATCAGCGAACTTTTCCTGATGTTCCACGGTAGATGGCATCGGAGATTCTCTCCTTGCCGCCAATGCCGCTGCTTCTAACTCGCTCAAGTGTTTCATTTAACCTCCTACGAACTTCATTTTCCTCTAGTTTAGGTAGCTTGTCAAGCTGGCTTGCAATAGCCTTACCTTTACCTTTGGAGTTATCAACGATTTGTATGTTTACCCTGGGGTTGCCCTTGTATTTCTTTTGAAGTTCCTCAATGACCTGGCGTGCGCCAATGTGAGTTTTTAGATGTTCCTCAATTGGAACGGTGCGGCCTGAACCCTTTTCCTTTTCCATGCGGCTGGCCCTGCTCAAAGCGCCAAACTCCAACGCTTCAGCTGGGTCACGGTAGGTGTAGACAATACGAACCTTGCGCTTAGCATCTAATGCCTGTTTGATCTTTTTGTCAGCAGAGTCAAACTTGTTCATGTTTGTGTCGTAAATCATTTCCGACCGTTTCAAGGCGGGATCGACACTTTCCAACAAATCTAACGCTGTGGTTTTGCCAGCACCTGTGCCGCCAGCACTAAAGACAACGGTGTTATCCATGCCTTTGGGTGTAGGGTTCTTTAGCTTTTCCGCATAAAGCTGCTTCATAAAAGCGCTAGATGGCTCATGCACATCAGCTGACTTGGTGCGGTCTGATCTGTACTCAGGCGACATTTCCCTGGCTACGTCAGTATTGATAATGCGTCCGCCCTTTGACTCAGGATGTGCTGCATATTCCTGAATCAATTGCGGATAGGCTTGCATCAGGCGTTGGAAATACGCCTGTTCAATAGGGTTGGTAGGGGCAACTGCCCTATCAGGGGCTGGCTGTCCCATCCCCATCATGGAGGACAGGGAGACAGCCATTTTTTAGCGGTACTCTGATTTGGTCTTGGTGTAGCAGATGCCGTTTGTCTTGCCAGTATTGAACTGGTGATCAGCGCCCATCTTGTCCTCTTTACCCATAGCCACACCGCCACGCATTTTTTCCATGCGCTCGCCTGTACGGTCAGACGATTCAGCACCTTTAGGGGGTGTTGCGCCAGTTGTGCTTTTAGCCATTGTTGTATCAGCTTTTCCCATGATTTTTCCTTGCAAAGAATTTATGGATTTGACTTTATGTCCGATATGGCACAATGTCAACCACCATTTTAACAGGATTTGTCATGGCTACAAATTTTAAAATCACTTCTGCTAAATCAAGCACCCCTAAACAACCTATGCACTATGAAAAGGTTTCTGAGCATCGCTCTGAAATGTCACGCATCAAAGCTGTGGAAAAGGAATTAAAGCAGCATGAGGCGCAAGGCTTAGACAAGGCTCACAAGGGTAAGTAAGGCTTTGGCACTTCGGTAGGCCAACGCTCACCAAGTGCCTCAATCGTTGCTTTGTGGGCTTTTAGCCACATTTCTTTGCGCTCGTCTTTAGATAGATGTGCCCCCTGGTCTATTTCGTAATGGCATTTAAGGCACAGCGCAGCCACTAGGTTGTCGTCTGCCTTTATCCCTTTGCCTTTACCCCCGCCCCAATTGCTATGGGCCGCTTGAACGCCATTGTCCATGCCACAGTTTTGACAAGAGAGAGCCGCCACCAGCTTCAACAGCTTTTGACTCCTCACATACTGATGTTTCAGATATTGCATATTCTTTGGTTTGGTACTTGTGACCGTTTAAGCATTGGCGTTTTCTAAGGATAAATTCTGGGTTTGCCCTGGTATCTAAAACTTTGTTACCACGGGTTTTGCAAACAGGACACATCATTTATTTTCAATACCTTCGTAAATTAGCTGTAATTTAACTAATTCCAAAGCGCCAATGATTGTCGCCATGTAAAGGGACTCATCGTATTTGTTGATTGTGTAAAGCAAATCTTCAATAAGACTGTCCACCAATTCCCCCTGGTTAAAGTTCATGCTTCTATTCCTTTGTCTGCCATCCAGCACATAAGCCATTCAATAAACTCTGAGCCTTCCTCTTTGGTGAACTTGTGGCTTTGAACACCAAGCTGCACCACTCTTTGCCCATCTAGGCTTGGCACAACCCGCCCAATCTTTCGGCCTGTGTCGTTTGCCCAGGCATCAATCAATAGCCTTTTCCAGCACTCTGCGTCCCAATCTGAACCCGCAGCCTTCATTTCTTTGGTTACTTTGTCGATCAGGGCGTGAAACATATCATTTTGATCTGAACTGCGTGTGGCTTTCTTGACTTCCAAGCGCAGCTGCTTGCCCGCTTGGAGGGTTTCTTTGATCTTGGGCCAAAGGTCTTTTAGGACTGTGTGGGCTTGTTGGCTGTTGTGCAGAGTAAAGATCATGGTTTAAATCCTATGTAGTACGCAACCAATCCCCAATGGATAATTAACAATAAACATAAAAGGGCGTAAATAACTTTATTGCTCATTTGATAACTCCAATCATGCGTAAAGCCGCTTCTGGGCTGTCAACTCTAGCCAACGTACTACCAGACCAATTGTCAAAAAAATTGGCTTGTAGACCCGTTAAACGCTTTTTAGAGGTACTTTTGATTTCCACCAAGAATGTGTGACCACGAAATCCAACCAAAAGATCAACAGGCAAGCTAATGATCCAAACATAAGCGCCAGCAGCCCTTAGTGCTGAAACAATTTGTTCCTGATTAGCGTCAACCCTTGCTGCTTGTCTCATTTTTAATCCTGTTCATGCGTTTGCGTAGTTCGTCAGCAGCTGCCTGGCCTCGTTTCTTGGCAATGTCCGCTATTACTTGTTGAAACCAATAATGGGCCTCGCCCCTGCCTTCCTCCAGCGCTTTCTTTTTGAATCGCCTGATCCATTCCATTGCTTCCGATTGCCTCATAGTCTCCCGTAAGTTCAAGCGCTCTTGTAATGACAAACTCGCTAAATTGCTGGCCTTCTCTGACCCGATTAAGAATTGCTGTTGCTTCATGGTGTGTCATTTGCGTAATTCAGCAAGCCTGGCCCGTATGTGATCAGGCATTGGTGCAGCCTTTTTAGAGTCGGCTTCAATTTTAGCCAGGGCGGGGTCTATCAGCGGTTTAGGGCTTAAATCAGGAATGTCAGCCCCATCCCATCGTTGTTGGTTTAAATAGACCTTGGGCGCTGGAATAAATGCCCCGTTGTCTCTCAGCCATTGGGTTGTTGTCACCATCCATTGCAGATGTTTTAAGATGATGTGTTTTTGGCTGAAATAATAAGATTCAATCCACTTCTTTTTGCAAGCGGACTTTTCGCCTTTTCGCTCGCATCTTGGATAAGCAGACCAGAATTCATCAAACCCTTCGTCTGTTTTCTTTTGTTGTTCAGGTAACTCATTACCAAATAAGTCTTGCATTTAATTTCCCTTTGGTGATTGTTTGAGCAAAGCAAAGCCTTACCGTACTAAAACAGCAATCGCTTTGCTTGTGGATAACTTCCCTTCGGAGCCATGTCATCGCATCGCATAGGACAGACTTCTTAGACTTTCGTCCAAACCACTCGGCTCTATCCTTCGCCCACCGCCCCTGCTTTAGTTTGCTCGTGTAACAGGGTATCCCTGAATGCAACCACCGACGTACCGCATTGCACAGCCGCCAAAAGAAAAACCCCGTAAAACACTCTGTGGTCTTGGCTCTTGGCGAGAGCAACAGCAAACGAATGACGCTAATCAAAAGTTCACTTGCCGTCTGACAAGACCACACAATGTTCTGCGGGGTTTCTGTGATTAGCGTCACTCGTCTGATGCCACTCAGACGGTTTGGATTATACATAGTTTTTTTATTTGTCAAACCATTCTGGTTTTAATGCTTTTAATTGCCACACCCTAGCCTGGGGAACTGTGTCACCCCATTGGCTGATGGCTGCTCTTGTAATGCCCAGCAGCTGTGCCAGGTTCTTTGCAGACCCAGCGTTTTTTATAGCTTGCAATTTATCCATGTTTGCATATTAAGCCAACTTACACAAACAGTCAAATACCCGACAAATTTAAGGGGGCTTTATAAATACCATTTGACAAGCCAGTTAAGCTAGCTTAATATTCACCCATGCCCTGACGTTTCGGGGTCTTTTAAAAGGAAATCAAAATGACCACTCAATATCTTTCATGCGCTGAGACTGCAAAATTAGTTCGTGCTGCTCTCAAAGAGTCTTTCCCTGGCATTCGGTTCTCTGTGCGTTCTAGCACATACAGCATGGGCGCTTCAATCAACATCAGCTATACCAACGGCCCAACTTACGATGCTGTCAAAAATGTTGTGGCAATGTTTGAGGGCGCTTACTTTGACGGGATGACCGATTACAAAGGTTACAACTACAGCAGCCTGGACGGTGTTGAGACTAGCTTTGGCGCTAACTACATTTTTGTTAGACGTGAATTGACTGTAGAAGTTATGCAAGCAGCTGTGCAAGCAGCTTGCGAATATTACGGTTTGCAAGTGCCAGCTGTCAAAGATGGTTGCCAAGGCGCTTACATCGCTGATTCTATTGATTACAACGATCAAAGACGCATCATGGATCGGGTTTCTGCTCTCAGCTTCTGCGAGACACAACCCAGCCCCACATTGGCCCGTGTCGCTTTTTTAGGTGATGACGGTTACGGCTTTAACTCTGTTGGACGTTTGGCAGCATAAGGGGAACAAGATGAAATTTCAAAAAACAATTGACATTTGGAAATTAACTGATGACCAGGTGCGGGCCTTACGGCCTGGTCAATGGGTCAGCGCTGGCGGCAGTCTTGGGCGCTTTTATGGGGTTAAAAAATCAGGCTCTGTTGTTGTTGCCTGGTCAAACAACGCAAAAAGAAGCGGCAATTATTTTGATTACTGCCAAACCGTTTACCAATACGCAAGGGGATAAAAATGATCATTTCTCAAACTTCTAGCCAAGTCGCAACATTTGTCAATGTTTTGGATGGCATCGCTTCCTTGGTAACTAAGGTTCAAAAGGGTTACGCAGTCACCCTGATCGACACAGACGCAGAACAAGTTGTAACAACCAGAATTTACCCGCCCACCATGTTTGACCAGGCTGTCGCTTACGCAAAAAAATTAGCAAACATTTAAAGGAAACATCATGCAAATTTCTAAAACCGCATTTGGCTGGAGAGCCTTATCAACTGTTCAACTGGACGATGCAACCCGCATATCAATTGGAACAATGAAACGCAGCAGCGGCCTGATTACTACCACGGTGACGGGCAGTCGCAAAGAGGGTGAAATGTATTACTTCACCGTCACAAAAGATTAGCAAATGACTTGGGCTGTGAATGGCGGCAAAGCCACAGAAAAAGCCATCACCACGCAGCACCAAACAGTTATTGAACAAATTGACAAAATAATTGCTGAAAGTGTTGCTTTTTACGCAAATTTAAGGGTAAGCACCTAGTTGATTTGGTTAAGCTAGCTTATAATTCATTCATGCCCTAGCAAATCGCACAGGGTCTTTTAAGGAAATCAAATGACAACTTTTACACAATCCAGCCGCAACGTGTCCATGTATGGTTTTGAGGATATTGACGCTTACATTGAGTCAGTCAAAGAATCTATCACTTACCAATTCACAGGCGGCAACATGGTTGTTGCTGGCCTTATGTCTGACGCTCAAGAATTGATGACAAGAGACACAGAACGTGCCAGGCAAACCCTCAACATTGCCAAAACTATTCTGTTCATGATTATGGATGGTGAATTAGTTGGCACACAGCCTTCACGCATCTAAGGGGTAAAAAATGCAAAAGTTTTATGTCCAACTAAACGGCAAAGAATACACCGTCAGCATTCGTGACGCATATACAACCCAAGACGGTGATCAAGTGCCAGAACAAATCAGCATTTGGGTGCAATGGCAAATCCCCAGCGTTGCAGACCGCTGGTCTGTGCGCCCAATGATGATTGACAAATCAGCTAGCGTTAGTCCTTACGGTGTGCTTGGCAAAAAAATCTTAAAGCAACTTCAATTGACCGCAGCTTAATTTAAGGAAACCAAATGATTGACTACAAACTGCACTATTACTTTGATGACGTTGTGTCTTATGACAATGGCACAACGCTTGAGAACGTCAAAGTTGGCTATGACTACTACCCCGCAGAAATCAATATGCCCCATGACCACAATTCAGCGGAAATCTACGATGTGTTTATCTTTAACTTAAAGGGTGATGACATTTCTTGTGATCTGCCTTTATCAGAATTTCAACACATCATGTCTGAAACCAAAATTCACCACGCCCGTATGCTGAAAGAAAAAAATGAAATCTAAGATTATTCAAACACTTATTGAGTGGACGCTTGCCATCATCATCTTTGGCGGCATTGGCGTACTTTTAGCCTGGAGGGGATAAATGAACACACGATTTCTTAAACAAGTAAGACGCATATTTTCACGGTATGACGCACCGCCTGAAGTTATCCGTTCTTATCAACGCCAATGGGTGCGCTCTGTGCGCCAGCTTGGTAATAAATGGTTAGTCGCTAAACAAATTGAAAGGATCGAATCATGAAAAATTTAGCAACCGCATTGGTCAAGGCTCAAAAGGCGTTTGGCCCTGCTTTAAAGTCCTCTACAAACCCGCATTTCAAGTCACGCTATGCTGACCTATCCGCTTGCGTTGAAGCTGTCCTAGACGCTTTAAACAACAACGGCATTGCCCTGGTGCAGAAATCTTATGACTGTGAAAATGGCGTGATGGTTGAAACCATGTTTGTCCATGAGTCAGGCGAAATGATGGAGTGCGGCATTCTGCACTTTCCCGCAAGCAAAGCAGACCCACAAGGTCACATGAGCGCTTTAACCTATGCCCGCAGAGGATCGCTGATGGCAGCTTGTGGGATAGCCCCTGAAGATGATGATGGCAACGCAGCCAGCCGCAGAACCGTGATTACTTCAACAATTGACGAAAACGCCCTTGTAGACCATTTAGCGGCTATTGAGGCATCTACCGATCAAGACAGTCTGAAAAACGCCTACAAAGCCGCTTATGCCGCTTGTAACGGTGATTCTGATTGGCAGAAGAAAGTTATTGCAGCAAAAGACAAAGCAAAGGGGAAATTATGATTGAAATGATTGAACAAGGCTCAGACCAATGGTTTGCAGCACGAATTGGTAAAGTTACCGCATCCCGTGTGGCTGATGTACTTGCCAAAACCAAAACGGGTTACTCAACAACCCGTGACAACTACATGGCGCAGCTGGTGTGTGAGCGCCTGACGGGTCAAAAAGGCGACAGTTTCACAAATGCTGCCATGCAACATGGAACTGAAACAGAACCGCTTGCCCGTATATCGTATGAAGTCGCTCAAAACGTCTTGGTTGATGAAGTGGGGTTTATCCCTCACCCATCCATCATCATGGCGGGCGCTTCCCCTGATGGCTTGGTTGGTGACGATGGCCTGTTGGAAATCAAATGCCCCAATACAGCCACGCACATTGAGACTTTGTTGTCTCAAACTGTGCCAGGTAAGTACAACACCCAGATGCAATTCCAAATGGCTTGCACGGGGCGCAGCTGGTGTGACTTTGTGTCTTTTGACAACCGTCTACCCGCAGAACTTCAGTTGTTTGTTAAACGTGTCCCAAGGGACAATATGTATATCAGACTAATGGAAGAAGAAATTGTCAAATTCTTAAATGAACTTGATATAAAAATTGCTCAACTTATGGAAATTAAAAATGTCTAAAATTTACGAAATCACCGTTGTGTCGGGAAAATACACAAACAAAGATGGTGTGGAAAAATCACGCTATCAAAACATTGGATCGGTCATTGAGACAAAGAACGGCCCAATGTTGAAACTAGATAGCATTCCACTTCCCGATGGCGGTTGGAACGGTTGGGCATACTTGAACACCCCCAAGCCAAAAGATGATTACAAAGGCTTGCCAAAAGACGATGACATTGATTTTTGATTAACGGGGGGAAAGCTGTGCAAAGGGTAATCCTAGCTTGCAGACGAGCAGCGATCCCCCCACCCAACAAGGAAACATCATGGACTATAAAGAAACATTTAAACGCATTTTTGCCATGCCCGAATTCCCAAGAGTTAGGGCGAATGATCCCCTTACATCGTTTGAGGCAGCAGAGTCAATCAAAGACGCTGTGTCTCAACACCACCAAACCATCTTGGATTGCCTACAAAAACACGGTGCGTTGGGCAAAGACGGGATTTCAGCCCGTACAAACTTAGATGGTAATCAGGTAGCCAGGCGCTTAAACGAAATGAAAGTTATTGGGCTTATTCAATTGACAGGCAACACGGTTAAATCAAATTCAGGCAGAAATGAAAGAGAATGGCAATGTATCCACTCGGATTAAATGGTAATCAGCCTGTTCACAAATTAAAAACTTGTAATAAATGCGATGAAATTAAACCACCTGAAGGCGGCATTGACATGGGCCACAAATGGATTTGTCAAACTTGTTGGATTCTTAGAACCACGGGTAAACACCAAAGGAACAGGCAAACCCTGCCCACCTTGTAATGGTAACTGTAACCAAGGAAGGAACTGCCCAAATGACCAAAGACGATTTAATTAGTTTGCTACGCATAACAGGCGCTCAAGAAGCCTCTATAGACGCTGTATGCGCTGCTTACGATGCGGGTTGGAACGATGCCCTTGACGATTACGTAAAGCGCATAGAGCCGCTTCCCTTTGGCAAAGACACAATTGGTAGCTTTGGCAGTTTTATCAAAGACGCTAAGAAATAAGGGCGCACTCGGCTTTTCTGCGCTTCAGTAAGCCTGGCAACACTTTGCCGCCCCCTTTTGTCCACAGCATCAATTGTTCTTTAGCGCCCTCCCAATCCCCTGCGTTTATCTTACGCTTGAGGGTTGAAGTTTGGAGTCGCCCATTTCCAAGGTTATAAACAAAGTCCACAATGGCGTTACATTTGCGTTCATCAGTTGCAAGGATGGGGCATTGCCGCAACACGCCTGGCAAGTAAGTATGCTCAAGTTCCACCATCAGCAGCGCCCTTGCTGTAGGCTCATCCATAGGGGCATCTTCCAAGGTCACTTTGCGCCCGTCTGAATAGTAGGTTGACCCGTAGCCAATCGTAGCCACGTTAGCGGGGCATAGGTAAGGCTTAGACCTAAACCCCTCAAACTGGCGACACAGAGCAGCAGCCAACTCTAGGTTCATATACCCCTCTTAGACAATGTACGGTCAAGAAACCAATAATTAATTGTTCCTGAGAGCAAAGCTGAAAAGTCAGGGGTCATCATGGTTTTAAACACTTCCACAGCTGGCGCACCATTTAACCAAGCGTTGTAGGCAAACCAAACATGGATAAATGACCAAACAAACAAAACCCAATAAGTCACCATAGGGCGCACAGAGGCCGACAGGGAGGCAACCCACCCACCCGCTGCTTTAACCATCTCGGCCTGTTGTGTGATGGCGTTGTTAAAGGCATCCATCACGCCCACATCAATAGCAGCTTCCCGTTGTGCGCCAATTTCAGCCAACTTTTGCTGACCACGCTGCGCTTCCAAGTCGCATTGGAACTTAAACATATTTAGTTCATGCTGGCGCTCATTTTTCTTATCAAGCCACTTCAGCACTTCGGGGGCCATTCTAAAAATGCCACCAAAAATAGAACCCAACAAACCACCACTTAAAACTTCAAACATGATCAATCCTCCGACATATCAGTTGCAGCCAGGTTAATGCGGGTCTTTAATGCCGCAATATCTTCAGGCTTATCTTTAAATCCAATGGCTACATATCCAGCAAACTTACCCATATCGGGAGGGATAGAGCCTCTACACATAAACTTAACACCTTGCTTAACACCCCACTCACCCACTTTAGATGACGGTTTAAATTCCTCACAAAGAATCTCACCATTAAGCATGGCAACCATTGCACCATTGCGGTCTGATGACGCATTAAACAATGAAGTAATAGAACCTTCAATAGATTTTTCCCGTGAGCCATCAGCATTTAAGGCCAAAACCGTTGTGCGGCTATTGGTTGATAAATTGGCTTTGTGAACCAAAAGAACAATTCCATCCACATCTTTAAGCAAACTACGGGCAGGGGCAAGCAAGTTTTCCTGTTTAGCCAACTGAGGCATTTTGTCCTGAGTAGTAATTGCGTGAAGAATGACCTGGCGGGAATCCCAAGCAAAGTACCCAGCAAAGAATAAGAACGACAACAGAATGACCGTAAATAGCTTAAAAGGGTTATCTACCCACTCAATCAGGCCAATGACTTTACCAAGGGCGCTGTCGTCTTTCTTGGCCTCTGGCTTGGCAGCAGCTGGCGCAGCCAAAGACACATTGATTGTTTGTTCTGCTTTGGGTCTAGGTGTACGCCTTTTAACGGGCGCTACTTTGGCAGGGGCTTTTTTTGTAACCATGTTTAAACCAATATGTCTATTTTGCGGTTTGTAAAAATTTCTAAATTAAGTTGATTTCGTTCTGCTTTTTTAACATACAACTCAAACTCAAGATTATCAATTTTGTCCTTGACTTTTTTCATTTTTAAGGCTTGTTTGTATTCTTCTTCAAGTCGTTCAGCCCTGCGTTCTAGCGCATCAGTTTTGTTTGGGTAGCCCTCTGGCTGCACCATTGGATACCACTTGTGTATTGGAGGAATCATTTTTCACGCTCTTGTGCCTCTTTGTACCCGTGAATAACTGCTGCTCTTAACCAGGTGCTATCCGCTGACCCAGCCCATTCTGATAAATTGTTCCACATAACAATATAGTCTGAAGCCTTGCAATGTTTGGCATTGTTCTCAAGCCAAGCCAACATCTTAAAATGGCGCTCTGTAGGGTCATGGACGGTGTAGCCAATTCCATAGAATTCCCTAACATAACAGCCATTCTTGGCTACTGCGCCAACTAGCCCAAACAACAAAAGCAGAATGAGCCAGCGCATTCATTTACTTTGACCAATAGTGCGAAATGTAACCAAAGATTGAGGAAACGCCTGACACTAAGGCCATGCCCATCCAAAAACCGCCACGGCCTTTGTTGGCTAATTCAATCAACGTATCTAGTTGGGCTTCCATTTTGTCAATTTTGGCTTCCATAGATTCAACTTTTTGCCAAAGAACCCCGTATTTGACCAAATCAATTTCAGCCATATCAACTCTTTTGGATAAACGCAAGCGCATAGTAAAGCGGCAAGTTTGTGCCGCCTGAACCCGTTACGGCTGACGTAAAGCCGCCTGTATTGCCCACAGCGTAAGTATTACCCGCACCCACCACAAAACGGTCACGCAAGTCGGGTGTGCCGTTCTGACCATCACAAAGGTAGTAGCCCGCAGGGATTGAGCCGATAGAGCCTGACCACATCACAATCGCACCTGATGGAATTGGGGTGACAGCTGCGCTAGTTCCCAAAATGCCATAAAGGTTGTCGTAAGTGGCAATCTGCACATTTCCTGAGTCTGTCAAAACAAACTTGTAAGAAAAGCCTTCAGTTAGCCAAATCTCTTGTGGAGGCCGCCCGCTTGTTCCTAGCTGAATAGGATTGGTGTTAGCAATCGTTCCCGCTGAAGTGGTGTAAGTGGTTAGCGGAGTGCTAGACCCAGCCTGGTAAGTATAAATATACCCACCGTTTAAGGGAATGCCTGTGTTGGTAAAAAATTGAAAACCGTTACCGATGGGTGCAAGATTGACTGCCATTTTATTTTCCTACGTCTGAAAGTTTAGTACCAAGTTCTGCGGCTTTCTTTTGTTCTTTTTCCATTTTTTTGAGCGCTTTGGTTTCTTCTCTTGCAACCTTACCAGCTTGCAATTTTTGCCCAATTTCTCTGCCAACGTATGCACCGCCACCGATTGCCAAAGGACTGCCTTCACCCAAGAACCCACCGACAGCACCGCCAGCTGTTGCGCCAACGCTAGGCAAACCTTTTTCAATCAATCCAACTCTACGTTGCTGAAGCGCTGCACCTTCATATTTTAATGATGGCGTATATTGACCAACATAATTTAATGCGTGAAATCTTCTAATTTCGTCAGGCGGGAATGTTTCAACAATCTTTTGTCCAACAACAGAATTCATAACATTGTTGGCTTTCTTAGAACTCCACTCACCCACATTGCTTGCACCCGCTTTGTAAACCTCACGGGCCAAAGCGCCATCAATCTCAGCAACGGCAGCCTTTGCATATTGGCGCAGCTCATCAGGCACAGGCGGCAGACCTTCAGGGGCATTGCGAACCTTACCATTAGCCAAGTCGTTAAGCGTATCCCTAACGTGTCTCCATTGATCTTTAGGCAGATTGTTTAGCTTGGATGGAATCTTCTCCAATGGCGTAGCAGATGTAAGCACACCATTCTGATCAACTTCACCAAACAAACTCTTGATGCCTTTGGACTCAAAAATAGATTTTTCTAATTTGTGGATGTTGTCGCCAAGTTTGTAAAGTGCGGGGTCAGCGACAGCCGCAATGTCTCTGTCAATCGCTTGGTTGATTTCACGAATAGTGCTAGCTTTTTCCCTTGACCAAATTTTAGGGCTGTTTAATGTTTTGCGTACATGATCAAAGGCCGCCACAGAGCCAGGCGGGGCAATTGTTCCATCAGGCAATTTAAAACCCGTTGTTTTTGCCAAGTCTATTAACTCTTTAGCGCCCTCCAAAACATTTGTAGTCCCTGCGGCTTTAAATGTTGACTTGACTTGTGGATCAACAAACAACTCATCAGCGTGTGTTGTATTAATTTTGTTGTTTCCAACTTTGTCAAAAGCAGAATCGTAAATTTGTTTTTTGGATTGGTTAAAGTAACCCGTAATACTTGTTGGCGAAATGTCATCAGGGGCAGCGCCATACATAACGTCATTGATGCGCTGACCACGTTGTTCGTCATTAATCAAACTCTTTGATGCGCCTGTGGCATTTACCCGATCTTCAGCAAACTTAGACAAACCAATCTGTTCATTGGCAATCTGCTCTTTCATTCTTAGGCCAAGCGGTGATGGCTCTGCCATGCCCGCCAAGGCGTGTTCATTACGCAATAAATTGTCGTTACCCGTAACAACGCCCATTCGGGGCTTAACGTCAGGCAATACTTCTTGAAACAGTTGTGAACGCAATTGTTGTTCAGAAACAGGCACATCTTTGGGGATTTTTGCCAATTTTAATTGTGGGAATGTTTCGCTTCCACCGTATTCCTCGCCCGTAAACTTGCCCGCAAATGGGTTGTTTTGCACACCAGCTGCGCCAACGCTGCCAGGGGGCGGGGCTTGTTTGGCAGCAAACTGTGCTTGTAGGTCAGCAGCCGCTGTGCCTGGGCGCTGAACTTGTAATTCTGCTGCCGCCTCACGAAATGGTGCAGCTACGGTTTGACCAACTTGTTTAACAGCTGGGACGGTTTCTTTCACGGCCTGTGGCAAAGCCATAGAACCAATAACAACCATGTTTCTAATATCTTCAGCGGGGATGCCAAGTTTTTCAGAAATTTGCTCAGGAGTCATGCCCAATTGATTGAACATTCGGTTTGCTTCTTTGGCAATCGGCTCTGTAACACCGCCCAAAGGTTGCTGATACGTTTGTTTCTTTGTTATGCCAAACGCTTTGCCCAAAGGCTTGTCAATAGTGGCAGCGGCTTGTTGACCTATACGCTCGGCCTCTTGAGGCGTGTTTGCCGTTCTAGCCAAAGCCTGAACGCCCGCACCATAAACAGCGGGAACAACGCCATATAAAGTGTCTATTCCACCCGCAACCCGTTCACCAAAATTACGTTTGGCTTCTTGAACTTGACCTAAGAAATTGCCCGCCATGCGGCCTAATGCCGTTCCTTCAAGTTTTGGCCCAGCAAGGGGTTTAACTTCACCACCCAATGCGCTTGGTTGGGTTTGTTGAACGGGTTGACTTGGCTGTTGGCTTGGCTGACTTGGCTGCTGTGGCTGCGCTTGCTTGCCAAGAATCATTGCCCCTAAATCATCTTGGGGGGCTTGTTGTTGCGTTTGTTTGGGCGCTAGTGGTGTTTTAGACTTTCGTGAAATTTCATTCAGCAAAGCATCTACATCACCCTGCAAGCGCCTTTTTTGTTGTGGCTCAGTTGTTTTGCTTAACTGATTTTGTACGTTTGCAAGTTCACCTTGAAGAATTTTTAATGCTTCTTGATCACGTTCAGTTTGCGTTTTTGAAACCGTAGTTGATTTTTGTGCAGGAACATTAGATTTTGATTCAGGCGCTTTGCCTAATATGAGTGCGCCAAGTTCATCCATCACAAGCCTCCAGTTTCAGACAATTTCTTAATGTTCTGATACTTATTGTAAAACTCTTGACGCTTTGCGGGGTCACTTCCTAGCAGTTTTTCAATCTCAAACTTGCGTTTAGTTGGGTCAGTTATGTCTTTGTAAATGTTCATGGCTTCAAAAACTTTGGTATCAGCATTGGAATTCCACAATTGCTGATAAGCCTTCAAATTGTTGTCGCCATATAACTGTGCAAATTTCTGTGCGCCTTGGGCTTGCATATCAATGTTGGTTTGATCGGCTTGAACCCTACGGGCAATTGCAATCAATACATTTGTTGGCACTTTAACCGTACCATTAGCCACGGCTTGCATATCCAAGCCCGCCACGGTGTTACCAACGCCACCCATAGCCTTTGTATTGGATAAAGCCATGTTAGCCAGGTCTTTGGCAAGCATATCGTATTCATCGCTTTTCATAGCGGAAAGCACTTTTTGCTCTAATCGACCAAAAACACCGCCACCTGGGAACATTAGATTTTCACCAATTCCTGTGGCTTGTTTGATAACTTCCTCAACATTCCTTCGGCTTTGTGGCAAAGTACCTTGTGCCTCAACCAAACGTGTGCGGTAGGCTTGACCCGCTGTTTGGTCTGCTACCTCTGTCGGCTCTGGTGCATAAGGTTGTGAGGCGCTTCTGACAGGGTAAGGCAATGGCATATTGCCAACAGTAGGTCTTGGCCCACCAACAGCACCAGGCTGCATTGGAGTGTTCTGTAAGCCACCCGCCACGCCAATAGTAGCGGTAGGCGCAGCACCCGCCACGCTAGGTTGCGTTAATATTGTTTGACCTTGGGCTGTTGTGCTAATAGTAGGTGCAAACGCTGTTTCTTTTGCAGCTGGCGACAACAAAGATTGTTCTTGGGCAATCAAATCTTTTACAACATTAGGGCCACGGCTTGCTCTGCTTAATGGAACTTTGTAAGCCTCAATTAAGTCATGCACTTCACGGCTATCGGGGTTTTCCTTTTTAAGACGATCCAATTCACCAATAACCGTCTGTGGATCATCAATGCCCATACGTCCCAAGATGCCCAAACGTCCACCAACAATTTGACGCATATCTTGCGTCATTGCATTTTTTGCTTTTGTTGCATTTGTTTGGCTTGTATGCAATTGGCTAAAGGAACTGATTACATCAGCGCCTGTTAACGGTGCAAGTTTTGGAATGACAGAATTGAGTTTATCCATGTCAATGCGACCGTTGGTCTGCCAATTGTTGGGATTGCTTGTAAATTCTTGCAGTTTTAAACGCTCATCATTTTTTTGCTTTAAAACTTGATTCTCAATTTGAGCCTTTTCCAAATTTAAAGGATTCATCTGTTGGGCTTGTTGGAAGTTTTGAATTCCACCCGCTAGGTTGACCATTTCCCCAAGACTTGTGGTCTGGGGTTTGGCGTAATTTACGTTCATTGATAAGTCAGCCATGATTTGTCCTTATGTCGCTTTAAGCATAGAGCCAAGTAATGCAGTATTGCCAAGGTTGCTTAACATGGCTGCATTGTTTGCGCCTGATTGTGTAGCGTTGGTTGCCAAAGCTGATCCAATACCCGTTGCAAGGTTGGCTGTGTTCAAGCCATAAGCATTGGCTGCGCCAATACCTTGACCATAACTCTGTGTAAGGTTTTGACCAAGATTGGAAGCCAATGAACCCATGTTAGAGCCATATTGATTACCAAGACCCGCCAATTGACCCGCAGACGTTGTGCCAATTTTAGCCATGTCTGCCAAATTGCTATAAATGTTTTGGCGTTGCGTGTTGAAGTTGTTGAACGCATTTTGGTAAGCACCACCCGCATAGTCTTGGGTGTAGCGTTGCAAACCTTGCAAAGCATTACCGCCCAAGCTACCACCGCCCATGTTGGCTGCACGTTGGTTAGCCATCTGGCCCTGTTGCAATTGGAATGCGTAGTTAGGCGCTAAGTTAGCGTTCAGGTCAGCATTTGTAAATTGACGGTTGAAATAATCCGCATTTGCACCCAAGCCTGTTGCAGCCTGGCTTCCAATGCTTTGATAGGGCTGCTGATAGCCAACTTGTTGGTTATACAAGTTCTGTAAATTAGAAGCAGCGTTTTGGTTAATGTTGGATAAATCTAGGCGGTTAGCTGTTCCTAGATTTTGTGCATTTGCATAAGCATTTGTTAGGTTTGAACCCGCTAACGAACCATATTGGTTAATCAAGTTTCTAGCATCAGCAATGCCTTGTTGATTGGCATAAGCACCTAATCCCGTTCCAAGGGCAGATAGCCCCAAGCCTGTTCCTAAAGTTGTGCCTAAAACAGAACCTACGCCTGTTCCTGTACCGCCAACAACGCCCGTTCCCGTTCCTGTGCCGCCCACAACCCCTGTGCCTGTACCGCCTATGACTGTCCCTGTGCCTGACCCGCCAAGCCCTGTGCCAAGCAATGTGCCTGTACCGCCTACACCGCCTGTTACGCCCGTCCCTGCGCCTGTACCTAACAAAGTAGTTCCAAGCCCTGATCCTGTTAAAACGCCTGTTCCTGTTAAGCCTGTGCCTGTGCCTGTGCCTGTGCCAAGCAATCCTGTGCCAAGTGTAGAACCCGTTAAAACACCTGTGCCTGTCAGATTGTTAAGCGCTGAACTGCCTAATAAACCCGTTCCCAATGTAGAGCCTGTTAACACGCCTGTGCCTGTTAAACCGCTTCCCGCAGTAATCCCTGCGCCCAAGCCTTCAGCGCCCAAGCCCGCAGTTCCCGCATTAAGTCCCAAGCCTGAATAACCGCTTGTGATGCCCGTGCCTGTACCCATGCCTGTAACGCCACCAGCGCCAGTTCCTAATCCATAGTCAGCGCCAGCAGTACCCAAAGCATTAAGAGATGTGCCACCCGTTGTTCCCGCAGCGCCACCACCACCAAACAGGCTATCAAAACCACCACCCAAACCGCCAAACAAAGCAGCGCTTCCAAGGGCAAACTTTAAAAAGTCTTTGTTTGCATCAACTTCTTGTTGAGTGCCTTGACGTTGTAAAGTGCCATCAGGGTTGTATTGGTTATAACTACCACCCGTTTTGTTTTCACCAACTTTATAAGTGTAAACATTTTCAAGACCGCCAATTTGTTGGTTTTCACCGTCACCAATTGTTTGATATTGAGGCTGAACAATTATGTTGCCAAGGGTTACTGATTGACCAGGGGGAATGGTAGCCGCAACCCTTGCCGCCACTTCGCCTTCAGATACGCCAACAACCCTTGCCATTTGAGCAGGGGTAACACCGTAAGTCTGCATTGCTTGAGCAATTTGAGAATCACTCATGCCTGGGTTTGCCGCCAACGCATCTTTGACTTGTTGATCAGTAACGCCAACAGCTTGAGAAACTAAAGAATTTATTGTGTTGTCCATGACTTAAACTTTCTCAAACATTGTAGTAAGGCACTTTATAAGCCTGACCATTGACGGTGACATTTATAAACCCAACAGGGTTAGCGGGCAGCGTTGCAGACCCAGCTGTTGCAGTTGTGGCAGAACTGAAATTCAGCAAATTAAGAAAAAACTGTTGCCACGCCCGTGATGGACGGTTAGTCTGCCCATCCAAAAATTGCGTTTGTGGATAAGGGTTAACTTGTTGTGTACTTGAAAGTCCTGAAGTAGCCATTAGTTGTCCGCCCCTTGTACTTTAAGATTTGCTGAAATGATGACAAAGTTAACAGGATCAGTCACCACCACTTCAAAGATTCTGTCTCGGGCTGTTCCCAATCTGCGCCAAATAGCACGATTTCTGTATTTACCCGTTTGACCAACGCCCGTCCAATGCTCATTTGACCAGGTTGAACCACCGTCATTTGACCACCGCAGCATTGCTTGTGGATTGGTTGTGGGGGTTAAAAAATTGATGGTATTGAACTCACCCAAGTTAACAATTTCCAATGGGCCTATTGTAAGAGTACCCGTGTCGGTAATGATGTAAGGGCTTTGTAAATTGACCGCTTGCAAAACAGATGAAAGACCCGTTGTCCCCACGCCTGGCTGAAACTGAATCTGCAATTCATCAAAGTATTGCCTTTGAAACTCAGTCACCAAATGAGGCGCTCTGCGTAATCTGCGGACATTCTGACCATCGTCTGTGTAATTGGTCTTGTCTAATTGGTAAAGTTTGCCGTTTTCATAGTCACCAATGATGACCAAACCTTGAAAAGTAGCGCAGCAATTACCACGGTGACGTTGATATTCGTTGTCATTATTCGTGTAAAGCCATTTGTGCCACAGCTGAGTGGTTGCGTCATAAGCCCATGTCAGGTTTAAAGTGGGAAATGTCACCACATAAACTTCATGGCCTTCAAGCTGATAAGTCCACGCAATCGCATCTTCAACGTATTGATTAGCTAATGTGTTCTCAACCGCATGGGTAGAAATCCTTTGTGGGATGTACCCTTGCATTTGCATGATTTGGGATTGTCCACGGTTATTGCGTGAAACGTAAGCAAATGAGTTTCCAAGTCGATACAGGGAAAAAGGCGCTGCAATACCGTGTTGGGTAGATGTGCCAGGGATTCTCTGAAAGGGAAACGGCACAGTTCCCACATCAGTCCAAACCTCTGAGGAAATTTCACCCATCAAATAAACTTCACGGTGATCAACGATCAAAGCCACCAAATCATCAGGCGCACCGTCTTTTAAAGAATAGCTAGTGTTGGGAGAAATGGGCGACAAAAGGTCAGTCGATCCCCATTCTTGAGTCGTTGGGTTGTTATAGACAATGTAGTTGTCAATCACATCCACCGTGTTTGCACCGCTAAAAGCACCGTCACTAGAGGGCAAAACAGAAAAGTTAATGCCAAACATGGTCACGCCAACGGCTACCGTACTTGCCACGCTCAAAGTGTAAGTTCCAATCCCGCCCGTTCCCGTACCCAAAGCGGTAATGATTGTGTCAATGGTTACGCCAACGCCTTGGACGGTTTGTCCAACGTGTAGTTCACCTGATGCAACCGCAGAAACGGTCATTGTCGTCCCCGCAATGGTTGCAGTCACCACAGCGCCCACGGTTGCCGAATTTAAAGTTCCTGAAGCTACGGTTTGACTTCTGTTAATTGTGTAAGTCCCCGTCCCGCCTGTGCCTGTGCCAAGCGCCGTAATTACGGTTTCAGGCAATACCCCAATGCCATACAAAGACTGATTGATGGCAATTGTTCCGCTAGAAATACTTGTAACGGTCAATGTTGTGCCGCTTGTTGAGCCTGTGAATATAGCGGCTGCGGGGCTTGATATGTACCATGTGTAACGATAAGCACCGTCCACAATATAGACGTTAATGCCGTTGTCGGTAATCTTCACTATGCCTGTGCTTGAATTAAGCTGCCCAATCACAGATGGGACAAGGTTAGCCGTCAGCGCATAGACGTAAGGCCCACAGACCGCAATGAGCTGCTCACCGCCTGAGACAGCATGAAGCCCACGAACTTCTTGTTGGTTAGGGAAAACGGCTTTGACGGTGAGGCCAGGCGTTGGGTAAAGCGCAATTACCCCACGCTCACCTTGCTGCTTGGCAGGGTCAACTTCGGGGAAAAAATTGATGCACTCTTGGGCATCTTGGTAGATGCTTGGTGCTTCGTATGATGCGCCTACAAAACCGAAATCTGGCATGGTAGTCCCTTAAATAAAGCCGCCAGTAAGAATCCATCCAGCGTCTTTTGACTTGTTAACCAACAAGGCATCAGGATAACGTGCCACTTGCAATGGCGACATATTGGTGCGTTTGAGGGTAGCTTTAGCTTGCCCCGCAAACGTCTGAATCATCGCTATTTGCGTTGCAGAGGCTTTGCCATACATGGGCATCAAACGCTCTGCTAAACACCATCTGAGAGCCATTGAATAGCCTTGTGGTAGTGCTATGTCCTCATACATTGAGTCATAACGGCTAAACAAGGTATTTGAAAACAAGTGCATTTCGCCTTGTGATGGGCTAGGCCAAATAAATAGGTTGCCCGAATCAGCGCCTGGGTTAAAGTAAACCGCCTTGGGCCACGGGCCACTTAGCGTCTTTAAACCAATCATTTGGTAACTGTGCAATTCTAAAACCGACATTGGGTAGTCCAAACCACCGCCTGTAATGGGTTGACCATTTGATGTGGTGTTAACCCTGACAAACGCAGAATCAATGTTTAATGGCTTTTGGTAGTAAGCCGTGATTGATGTGGATGCAACGGTTTGATTGATGTTGACTTGGTAAGTGCCTGTTTCGTTGATGTTGCCACCCGCACCCGTCAAAAACTGCGTAATCTTTGTTCCCGCTGTAATTCCTGTGCCACTTAGGGTTTGCCCTTGAGCAATAGCGCCTGAAGCAATGGCAGTAACGGTCAAGATATTTCCTGAAATTGAGCCTGTAAAAGACGCACCGATAAAGTTCTGAGTCGATGGGTTAGGGCCAATTGTGTATTGGGTTTGTCCTGAAATGACGGGGCAAATGATTTCTGTGACATTGAAAACCATCATGTTTTCGTTTGACCATTGGTCAATTATGTCGTTCAGCATTTCAAACGCATCAAGCGCTGCGTCAGGAGTCGGAGTTTCACCAGCTTCTAATGCGCCAATGTCTTTTAGCGCTCGGCTAACAATGTCAAAAGGCACAGCCATAGTGTTTCCTTACATTTCTACGGTGAAAGTCTGAGGCTGCCAAGGCGGGGGCGTAAATTGGCTTTTGCTCAGAGAATCTAATTGTTCTTGTAACCTTGATTTTATTACGCAAACGCCATCTCGCATAGTCTCTTTTTCAATCCAAGCAACAATCATTTCCTCTGTCACTTGGTCAAAGGGTGTAGATAGTTTTGGGCTGTCAAAAGTCCAATAACCCTCTGTCTCAACAGATAGGTCATCTTGCTTTGCAATCACATGATATTTAGCACAAAGAATCAAACCATCTTGGGCTTGAGTCCCTGTGATTGACCATTGGCAAATCATGCTTGGCTTATTTGAGCCTGTGCAGCTTCAGCCTGTGCAGCTTCAGCAGCCAATCGTTGTGCTTCTTGTTCAGCAGCAATTCGTGCTTGCTCTGCCTGATAAGCCGCAATCACTTCAGTAGTCCAAGCCGTATTGCAGATTGCAACAACATTCGCTGGAACGCCTGTCAGGTCTTGTGCGGGCGTGAGGCTTGAACGATGGTAGGTTTGGCTGATTTGGTTGCCGTCTTCCATAATGCGTGTTGCTTCACGATAAAAAACAGAACCATTTTCAGTTACTGTAATTTGGTCAACAATTGTGGTTTTGGTAAGTGACATGGTTTTCCTTTTAAGTAGTTTGATAAACTATTGTTGCGGCCATTAAAGCACCAGTAAATGTTACGTTAAGAATAGTAGCGCCTCCAGTTGTGTACCAAGATGCCTTTGTTCCACCAGATGCGTCTAAAGTTAAATAAATTGCCGCAGTATTTGTTTGTTGATAGTTAATAAATCCACCACCTGCGGTAGCACCAACACCTGATTGACCTCCTGTTACAAAAGGAAGTCCAGAAATTGCACCTGCCGCTGTGCTACTTGTTGTTGGATATGTAAGCCTAAAAGTTGCTATTACATATCGTCCAATTTTTGTATAACTTCCATATACGCTTGTGAATGATAAGCCCGCACCACTTCCGTCTGTAGGTGTCCAAGTCCCTTCTTCATAGTCATCTAGCGTATTAGCGTTTGATGATGCTGATTGAGTTGCGGGGAATGTGATGCCTGTGCCTGTTTGTGGGTAGCCCGCACCTTGCAGACAGAATGTTGCACCATTGTAGGTGTAGGCTAGTGGGTTTCCATCGCCATCAGAAAGAACAACATAGTTGCTTCCTGTGCGAATGTCTAGGCTATTTTGATTGCCGTTGTAGCGACCGATGATGGTGTTGTTATTGCCAGAGGTCATCAAATTACCTGCTTGGCGACCAATATAGGTGTTGCTTTCACCAGTCGTGTTTGCATACCCCGCTTCAGAGCCAAAGAAAGCGTTGCGTTGGCCTGTTGATGTATACCCCGCCTGATAACCTACAGCAGTTGAGTTAGATGCTGTGGAGTTCAAAAACAGCGCATAAGCACCAACTGCGGTATTGTAGTTGGCAGTGTTTGCAGCCAAGGCAACATGACCCATACCAGTATTGGCTTGACCCGTCTGGTTTGTAGACAGAACTGATTCGCCAACACCGACATTTCGGAAACCAGTGGTTTGCGCCACAAGAGCACCATTGCCGACAGCGACAGAAGCGTACCCAGTTGTATTTGCCGCCAACGTACTCCCACCCACCGCAGTATTGGAAGACACAGCACCTGCACCACGGCCTACTGTTAGACCATTGACAACAGCGTCAACAGTAAATGTCTGCGTTCCCGCAAAGGTCTGCGCTGCCAATGTTGCAATGGTGCTTGCAACAGCGGGGACGTTTAAGTTAAAAGTCGATGCCGTGTTTGGGCCAACCAAGTTGACTGCCCCGCCCAATGTTGCTTGAAAAACAAGTTGTCCCATGATATTTCCTTACGGTGCAATGATTAGCTGATTGGCGGTTAATGCGCCTGTGCTTGGGTTGTATTTTAACTTTGTTGACGAAACTGTCTGTGGCAAATTACCCGTTGTATTGCTTACAAATGTTGGGTAAAAAGTTGCATTTGTTGTTGTGTCGTCTGTGATCGCTGTATTTGTTGCATTTGTTGCGGTTGTTGTACTTGTTGCGGTTGAGGCATTACCCGTCAAAGCGCCCACAAAAGTTGTTGATGTGACAGAAGTCAGACCCACAAATGTAGTCACAGTCGCACCCAAAGCCACCGCAGTTGAGCCAATGGTCACGCTAGAGTTAACCAGGGCAGCGTTGGGAATGCTTGTCAAATTAGCACCTGAACCGCTAAACCCTGTGGCTGTCAGAATGCCCGTAGAGGGGTTAAATTGGTACTTGGTAGAACTGACAAACTCAGTTGTTAAATTACCCGCAGTAACGGCTGCAAACAAGGGGTAACGGGTTGCATTAGTGGTTGTGTCGTCAGTAACCGTTGCATAAGCTACAGGAGTCACCCAAGTGGGGGCTGATGCACCGTTAGACTGAAGCACTTGACCTGTTGTTCCCGTAACACCCGACACAGCCAAAGTGCTGCTGAAATCAATTGTTGTGAACTTAGCCGTTGATGCCGTAGTAGCACCAATAGACATATTATTAATTGTGCCAAGGTTTGTCGGGGCAATCTCAATTGAGCCTGTCCCTGTTGGCTTCATGTGGACATGACCCGTCCCTGTGGGACTAATGTCAATTTGAGCATTTGCACCATTGATGTTAGTGGAAACACTTAATGTAAGGTTATCACCACCGCCCGCACCCCAAGACAATTGACTTGTCCCACCCGAATTACGCAAAGCACCGCCCGCACTTGTGGCTGCCTCAAAGAACGGGCCAACAAACTTAGTTGTTGCCGTGATTGTTGTGCCTCTTACCGTGTTAGCCGTTGTTCCACCAATCGCAGGGGGCGCTGACAAATCTAATGTGCCGCCCAAAGTCAAATTACCTGATGTGGTGACTGTGCCACTTAGGGAAATCCCTGAGACTGTCCCTGTACCACCAACCGATGTGACCGTTCCCGTTGTGGGAGTTGCCCAAGATGGGATACCGCTTGCCAAGGTTAAAACTTGACCATTTGTCCCCGCACCCAACATTGCAGTTGTCGATGTTGCGCTTTGGTAAGGCACAGAACCCGTTGCACCACCCGCTAAATTTGTTGCTGTTGTCGCAGTTGTAGCCGTTGTTGCCGTTGTCGCTGTGGCTGCATTACCACCAATGGATAAACCGCTTGCTGTGCCTGTTAAACCCGTTCCAGCACCATCAAACTGAGTGGACGCAGTAATTGTGCTGCCACCCACAGTCGAACCGCTAATGGGCGTTCCTGTAATCGTCCCGCCCGTAATTGCTACATTGTTGGCGTTCTGAGTGGACATTGTTCCCAAACCCGAAACTTGGGTATTGGCAATGGCAATGTTTGTGTCAGCCAAAACAGTCAGTTGGCCTTGGGCGTTAACTGTGGCTGTCAGGGTTTTAGATGCAGACCCATAGGCAGCAGCTGTCACGCCTGTGTTTGTAATTGAGAACGTGTTAGACGTTAAAGTTAACCCCGTCCCCGCAAAGTAAGTCCCTGTCCCTGAGAACTGAACAAACGTGATGGCGGTGACGTTGATTGTGCCTGTCGTTGCAGAAGTGGAAACCCACCCTGTATTTGCGTTAACAGAACCGCTAATAACCACCGTGTAAGCGCCTGGCACTTCTGCCCACACATCCATATCTGTTGCCCGTGTCCAAGTGGACGCAGAAGCTACATAAATGCCGTTTTCATACGTTGTTGTTTGATTCTTAACCAAAACCCGATCACCCGCCAATGTGGTGTAAGTGTCGATGGTTTGCAGACCCGACAAGGTAATGTTTGCAGTCGTTCCGCATTTAACCGCTTGCTTGGGGTTTAGCCCTTGGGCAACGCTATCAACATAGAACTTGTTGGCAATGTCTGTGTTGGCAGTTGGGGAAGTTGTGACTTGCCCTGTTGTTGTCAGAATACTTGTAAAAACACCCGTAGATGGCACAGAAGCACCAATTGTGGTGCTATTGATTGTGCTGTTTGTAATGCTCAGTCCCGATTGAGACGGGTTCAAAGTGGCGTAAAAAGGCTGACCCTGACCAATAAATGTATTAAACGTATTGTCTAAATTAAACAGCGCCTGGACAGGCAGAATGTTTTGATCTACTGTCTTGGCAGGGTCAGCCATAGCGCCTCTTTATGATTGATCGCCAACAGGGGTCACATAAACAATTGACGGGCCAGCGGCTGAACCAATCATGCGGACGTAATAAGGGCTTGCGGGTACTGCCAAGACAATTGGAACTGTCATAGAGGCGGGTAACACAAAGTTCCCTGTGGTTGAACCGCTGACGGGCAAGACTGCCGCAGCCACGTTAGCATCGCCAAGGCTCACAGCAACATAGGTAGCACCCGTGTTGATGAAAGAGGCGTAGTTAACTTGGTCATTGGTGCTTGCAGTAATCAGCGTTGCAGCAGTAGAAGTCGCACCCACCGAAATGGCGGTTGTTACTCCTACGGGGCGTAAGACCGTTGTATTAGACATGATTAACCAGCCGTTGTGGGTAATGGGCCTTCAAAACGAATCACATCCACAATGTATATGCCAGCGGTAGGGGTTAACGATCCCGCAGTAACATTTCCAAATTGGATGCTCAATGTATTGTCGGCAGAACAACGTGCGTCAGCGATAAAAACACCCGCTGTTTGAGCCGCTTGACAAGCCACCAAAACGTGATCTGTTGACAAAAGACCTGGCACGGTGAATGTTTGAGCCGCTGTGGTAGCTGTGGCTACTGCGGCAGGGGTCAAAGACGGGCCAACATAAAATGTTTGCAAAGCATTGCCACGGGCTAGGGTAGTAGAGGGCATGATAATTCCTTTTCAAGAATGGTTAAATTGTAACGCTAAATAAAGAAAAAGCCACCCCTTTTGAGAGTGGCCTTTTTTTAAACTAAACTCAAATTACCAAGAAAGTAATGGAGAAGTTTGGCCGTAACCTGTAGAGGTACTTGGGCGCTGAACTGACACTAGGTAAGTACCTGATGCGGGTGTAACGCTTGCGGCAGTTGGGTTAACAAAACGAATTGTCAATTGGTCAGCAGCTGAAACATAAGCGTCAAGAACGCCTACGCCAGCAGTCTGAGCGCCATTAAAAGCTACTGAAACAAAATCACCAACCACCAAGCCAATGCCAGTACTGGCAAAGTTTTGGGCGGCAGTTGTAATTGTTGCAACAGCGGAGGGAGTGAGAGTCAAAGAAAAAACACCACCTTTGACCACGTTGGTCATTGGGGCAAATGATTCTTGGGTGACTGTCGTTGCTGGTCCTGGATTAGCCATGATAATTTCCTTAAATTGAGTTAATAACGGGGGGGGGATTAGCCCCCCTTGACCATTAGGCTGCTACTCGGCAAGCCAATTCAGGGTACAGAGGCGCCCAGCCATACAGAACGTCCAAACGTGTAGGAATGGAGTCATTGTTGATGGTGTACTGACGCACAACACGCATTGACAAACCGATTTCCTTATCGCTTGCACGACCAGCAAAATGCACACCTTCAGGCAATTCCAAATCGGCTACTGCCAATGTGAA